AACATCAACATGTCTTCCATGTCAATTTCATCACCCATGTCTTCGTCTTCCATTTCAGAATCTTCATCCGCATCCATGTCACCCATTTCAGGTTCCATTTCAACTTCTTCTTCGTCTTCCACGTCAACGTCAACTTCTTCTTGTTCAGTTACGTCATCCATTTCGACTTCCGTGTTAACCATTTCATCTTCTTCAGATAATGATTCTTTTACTAGTTCACTGATTTCTTCCTTCATAGTAGAAGCAAGTATTCCTTTTGCATTTTCAGTTACGGCTTCTTCCAAATTTTTCATTTGTAATAGTGCCTCTTCAACTAATGATTTTTTAGTATTCTCTGCCATTTTTTTATTACGCAAGCGTTTATTTTACTATATAAATATTCAGATATTAGAAAAAAGTTAATTTTAATAGTAATAGCAAAAAAAAATCGGGTATTAACCCGATTTTAAAAATTATCTGATAAGTGACCGATATTACTCGTAAACCTCATCGATTTTACTTTCAGCACATGCTGTAATTCTCCAATCATGTGGAAAACCTTCGAATTTTTTAGTTACTTTGGCCTCAACCTCAGTGACGTTATAACCCCTCACAAGTTTTTCTTCTCTAATTTTTTTGATTTTACCACTATTCTCATCGGGTAAATCGTACTGAATTTTTGCTACAAAATATTTCTCGTCCATAATAAAAAGTTTTAATATCCTAAATAATCGGATAACTTCTTCATTAAGTCAAGCGATTTGTTCAAACCTTGTCCTCCATCGATTCTTGGTTCTTGAGCTCTTAACTTAGTTTCTTCCTCAAGATTCTCTTCGTACTTGTTTTTATCTTCTTTGTTTAAGAACAAGTAAGCACCAGGTGTAGATGGTGATGATACTAAGTCAAAACAGATTAATTCAAAATCGTCTTGTACTTCATTACGTTCACCTTTTTTAACTAATGAACCAACACCACGAGATGATACTCCCATAGTAACACCTTGTCTCATAAGGTTTGCAGCCATATCACCTGGACATGAAACAACACCTCTTTCGTGGAAACCTGGTGAAGTAAGTAATTTAATTTTACCCATCAATACATTTCCTTCCCACCACATATCAGTGATAAGGTGAGACACACGGTCTAAATCAATAAGTGATGATTCAGGGTGATTTAATTCTGAAATAGATAAACCTTTATCAATAGCCTTTTTATAATTCTCGGCTTCTCTACGTAATATTTTTTCAGGATAGATACGACCGTTTCTGTTTGGTGTATCAAACTTTTGAAGTACGGCATAAAAAACGAATGGTTTTGAGTGGTCTAATTGACCATATGATTCTTTAATAACTTCTGCGTTTCTTGAATCGTTTGGTGATATATAACCAGCATCCCATTCTACTAATATTCCTTTTCCTGAATCGTTTGGACCTAATATCTTCATGGTATTTTATTTTATAAATATGTTGTATTACTTAATATAGATGTAAAACAACATCATATTCAGTTAAATTTAGAGGTAACGCTTTCTTTACTATGTTGTCTATGTTGTCAACAATGAATATTTTTATTAACATACCTAATGGTAAATCATCAGAAGTATACATGTCAATAATAGACCATTCTTTAGCAAATCCGCTAACGTCTACATCATCATGTACAATTTTACTTACTTTAGCTTCTATAGATACATCATCAATTTCCCCCATCAATTCAATATCTTTTAAATAAACTTTAGTGTTACCATTTTTATACACCAATTCACTTGGCATATAATTGTTTAAAATCCCTAACTGGTCTTTTTCTTCAGTTAGGGATTTTTGTATATTTTTTAATTGTTTTTCAGAGATGACTATTTTCACAACAAAGTTTTATAATAAATATTACACTTTCTTTGTTTTGGTTTTTGATAACCAAAAATAAGGAGAACTGTATAATTCATCATTATAAACTGATGTGACAATCTTTTTAATTTTTTCTTTTAATATTGGTGATTTAAAATCTTCATTTTGATTTTTCATGAATAGTGTGATTTCAAGATTCATAAATGAGCGTTTATCCATTTGTATACCACTTGTTCTTAAATCTAAATCCACGATTGAATTTCTATCAAATGTTAGTAGGTCCACACATTCTAATAAGTTATGTTGTATTTGTCTTTTTAAATTCCCCGCAACTCGGTCCCAATTTAGTGCATCTTTTTTGGGTTCAACCCATGATTGTATTACTATGTAAATTGATTTTAATTCTTTTGAATCCACTGTACCATAAAAACATTTAGCATTTTCGAAAACATTTAATTTCGAAGTCTTTCCTTTCTTCATTCATTTTTAAATTTCTTTAGTTTATTTGTATTAATAATAAAATATTTTTCCTTACAAGTCAAAACTTGATATAAACGTTTATATTTATTATCATAACTAACATATATGATTATAATAGAAGTAGGAAAAAGAGAAAATATTGACAGAGCCTTAAAAAGGTACAAGTACAAAGTCATTAAGTCAAAACAAATGGACGAGGTACGTAAAAGAAAAGAATTTACAAAGAAATCTCAAAAGAGAAGAAAGAAAATAGAAAAAGCCAAATATATTCAGAAACTAAGAGACCAAGAATATGATTCATAAAAAAAGTCCCCGATTGGGGACTTTTTAATTTTTGTAAGTTTTTGTTATTACTTATTAAACTTTGATAAAATCCAAGCTTTTACAATGTCCCAGTTTCTTGTTGCAAATACACCGAAACAAAATCCAGCCCAAATCTTAAAGTTCATAATCCAAAGTACCAATCCTACAATAAGTCCTAATACTCCTTCAACACCGTTAGCTTTAATCCATTCCTTAACCATGTTGTAAACTTTCTTGATGAATTCTAACACTTTTTTCATAATCCTTGATTTAATTGTGTAAGTTTATAAAGTGATACTAAATCACTTTTAGATTCTGAAATCTTTTCAATAGTTAAATTTATTTTTTCTGTAATTTCAGAATCAGTTGATTCGTTCAGGTTACTTTTCAGTTTACCTAAAACAGATTCTTTTAATTCTTCATGTTTTGTTTTAACTTCTTCTTTTGTTAAAGATAAAAGTTCTTTAAGTTCTTTTTTCTCTTCCTCAGTAATATTTTCAAATTCTTTATTAAATGAATTTGAAGCTATTTTTAACATTGATGATAATGGGATATTAATAGACTCAGTCATTACAACATTTTCTTTTTCAGTTGTAATTAAGTTTTTAATGTTTCTTTTTGATTCTAAAACATTTTCTAAATTTTTTATAGATTTGTTGTTATATACAACGTTGTCTATATCTGAGTAACTACTATTAACTTCTTCAGATAATACTCCGTCAATCCATTCTGATAATGATGAAATTTGTTTTGTATTTTTCTCTATTAATTTTTGTAATTCTTCAATAGATTCATTAACATAATCTGAGGCAATTTCTTTGTCTAAACCCTTTTTAGAAGATAAGTCATCATAGATATAAAAAATCTTAGATATGTCTTTATTTTCTAAAATATTTTTTTTGAAGTTTTTCATGTGGTTTTTAAACTCTTCTTTACCATAGAGTTTTACCATAGACTCTTCAATTTTAGTTTTAATTATTCCGAAAGGTTTCATAATATTTTATTTTATAAATATTACTATTTCAGTAACTCGCCCAATTTATCATCTATTTCACTTAACGACTTCTTACCTTTTGATAAATCTAAAGTATCTAAACCGTTAATCATATCATCTTCTAATATAAGATTTAAATCATTCATTTTTTTAGATTCAGGTGCCAATTCAGGTGCCGCTTCTGCTCCACCACCTAAGTCAGGTGCGGGTTCAGAACCACCTCCTAAGTCTCCACCTAAGTCACCACCACCTAAGTCTCCAAATCCTGTATCTGCAGGTTCTGTTACTTCACCCTCAGGTGTTGCACTTCCACCTTCACCAGGTTTGTTACCGTATAACTTATCAATATTGGCAAATATACCTGTCTTAGTGATAACTTCACCAGTCTTTTCAAGTTCAGCAGCAACCGCCTTTTCAATTCTCTGTTGTTGAATATCCAATTTAATTTCTTCATCTGAGAATCCAAGAATATGTTTCTTAGCCCAAGATGATGAAACAGGAAGAATACCATTACCAGGGTCTGTTGTTGCATCACGGTAAAGTTGAATCTTAGCTTGCCATTGTTCAACCTTAAGAAGGTCGGCTTGTGTTGATGGATTAGTAAGTCCTAATGTGAAATTGTTAAGTTCATCCTCAAATCCTAAAAGGTAAAGGTGAATAATAGCAATTTTATTTAACTCCTGAATCATAGATTTTTGTATTCTATTGATTGTACGAGCAAATCTAATGTCCTGTAATGACAGGTTCTTACCATCTCCAACAACTTCTTCAAATCCTAAAAAGGCTTTAGGTACACGAAGTGCTGTAAGTAGTTTTTTCTGAATATACTCAATATCCGCAATCTCCGCCAAGTTTTGTGCACCTGGTAGTGTGTCGATTGGGTTTGGTGCGTTAGGGTCACGAACAGGAATAAAATAGTCTTGGTCGACAGCCATTTGGTTATATCTTAAATCGACATTACCATTTGACGGGTCAACAATTTGGTCTCTTTTAAACTTGTTGGCGACTCGGTTTACGTATGGTTCAACATCTTTGTCGTCCATATTACCAACGTATATTTTAAACACCCTTCTTTCAGGTGCCCTCGATGTTCTATAAATTAACATCGCATCCTCAGCTAATAATAACTGTTTCCAAATCCTTCTGGCTTTTTCTAACATAGAAGTTCCATAAGGAAGTTTTCGGTCATCACCCAATAATCTAAAGTGAGCAATTTCCCATGTGTTGAAATTCATATCTTTGTCTTTCCATACGAATTTCAAGGCATCGTTTTCAGTAGTGGTCGTAGTCTTACTGTTTGGTGAATACTTCATACCTCTTTCCAAACGCTCAATCTGAATGTTTGGAAGTTGTTGTCCACCCATAATACCCTTTTCAGGGTCTAATTTTAAGTAAACAAAATTGTCTCCAAACTTACAAGTATTTCGAGTCCACATAGGTAAGTTAGTATTAATATCAAGTCTATTGTTGAACAAGTCAGCAAGAACTGATTTAATACGTTTACTCTCTGAATAAATTTGTAATATAAATCCATCTTCATTTGTTGTTGTTGATTCTTCTGCGTAGATGTCAAGTGCTGCAGATATTTCAGGAGTATATTCCATACTCTCATAATCATAATACGAAGCCAACCTCGTTGGTTCATAATATACGGCTTGAGTATATAGATTGTTTTCAATCTTGGTCCATTGTTGTCCCAAGTATAATGATTGCTGAGCTTGAAGTTTTTCTCTCTCGTACTCTTGTTTGTTAGGTGTCTTAAGAAGTTCTTTCTTATCAAACCTATAAACAGGAGACTGTTGGTCCAACGTAGAATCAGGACCAAATACTTGACCCAACCTCTGCCATATAGTTAAATTATTATCTGCCATTCAAATACTTTTTACATAAATAGTATTAAATATTTAATTAAATTAAATATCACTTACCGAATAACCATAAATACTTCTCATAATCATTTCTGGTTGGGTTCGGATTTATACCACGATTAGTGTTGTGGTTCGGCATAACAGGTAAAGAAGGATTAAAATCTTGTGACTTATCTTTATACTCATTTGTGGAAACAGCCCAACTATCAATCATAGCCTTAGTCTGTTCTGTAACCTTTTCTAATTGAGTGAAAGAATTTTCACCCACATATATCGCCATTGCCATCGCCATAATAAGGTCGTCATGTTGTCCTTTTTGGTGGTCAGGTCTCCCATTAACATAAACAAAAGTTCCCAACTCATTAAACAATCTCATTGAACGTACTCTAAAGTCGTGTCGTAACGCTTCCTCAAACGATGCAATAATCTGAACACGTTTTGAGTTAAAGTTTAACCCAGGTATCTTTTCACGCATTTTAGGATTGTACTTCCACTTATCTGCGGCGTTCAACCCATCAACATATAAATTCTTATATCCCATCTCTTGTAATTTACGAGATGTTGATACCCCCATACCTCCAGTAATATCAATTACAATAAATGCCGAATACATTGTAGCCCATTTAAACGCAACCTCAGCAGCAACATCAGGTGGTATCTTTCCGATGTATTCTAAGACCTGTTCTCTCTCATCAAAGTCTATAATCGTAAATGTGGTAAAGTCCTCACTATCACCACGAGAAACGTCAATACCCATAATATATTTGTGACC